TGTATTTCTCTATATTTCAAATATATATAATCAATGTAATAATAGGTTACGTCATACCCTAAACCAAAAGGCGGTGGACCCACTATCAGAGTGGGAGAAGGAGAATACTATGAAGTTAAATAATAGAAAATTCAATAAAGCAGTTGTTATCGAAAATACTGATAAAAATCTATTTATCGACGCCGATACTGATTGCGATATGGATGTTGACTTTGACTTTGATAATATGGTTAAGGGGACCGAGATAAAGATTTCCAGCCTTATCGTCGAACAAGGTACACCAATTGTTGTCACCAAAGTACTCGATGAGCAAAATGTTATTGTTGAAAAATGGATTGCTGGTGAAACTGCTCCACGAGACAAGGCATTAATGACATTTGACTATGATATGGTTTTCGCAATACTGCGAGAAGCCAATTTCATATCAGTTGAAGAGAAGGCCGCTGCTGACATAAACTCATGCAATACATTTATTCCTGACAAGGAAACATTGGAATTAATGAGTTTACTTAGCATTGAATAGTGTTCATTAATAACCCACTAGGTATATACCTAGTGGGTTATTAATTCATCATTCTTTAATATTTTTTTCTTAACATCCTTTGAAAATCTTATAGGTCATATAAACCAAGAATGCATCAGAAAATGCATGATATCTTGGCAGGAACTTATAAAATTCGCAACCAGTTGCCATATTCACCAGATTTTCTCTAGATGCATCAAATGCCTGGGATGGATTACCATCATATAGTGTATCCGCAATTACCTGATTCACATCATAAAACCCAACCGCAGGATCCACGTTTCCGCTAAGATCCCTTACATGATTCAGCAAACTATTAATTAGGACAGCTGTGTAGAAACCGACATCCACAATAAACGTTACAGTTTCCCCATCATGCAATCTTGGAAAAATCTGATTATAGAATCGATTCGCTAAAATATCAAAATTACTCTTTCTCGGGCATTCAACCTGGATTGTTGAACCTGTGTTTGCCGGATCGATATAATTCTTGATGATTTCATTATTATCTCCAAGTGTCTGTTTTAACATAGAGCGAAGAGCAGATTCTCCAATACCAAACGATTTGGCATCGTGCTCCTTTACAAATTTACTCCATCTTGTCGTATCGGGATTGTTAATTTCTGAATACCAAGCCTTTAAACATAAACCTGGCTGTTCAATTATCATCCCAATAGACAATAACTCTGCATTCTGTGACAGGTCACTAAATTTTGTTGATACATATACGTTCATACTTTGCTCTCCTTAATTATCAGTAATTGGTAATAATTTTATCAATGTATTCTGAGAAATAGCAAGGCTATCTACTGGACGAATCTTTGCAACTTTTCGATATGCGCAATACCGGTCTGCTAAGGAAGCATGAGTCGGCATTGTATAGCCGTGAGACCGTTCAAAAATGGTAAGCACATTCAAAAGAAACTCTTTCAAATACGGACACGTCACCTGGTCAACTCGAAACGATGTGTTCCCATTGTAATTTAACTGTACATTCATTATTTTTTTATCATAAGTTGCTTCAACTACTTCAAACCCATGTGCATTGAACACCTGTTTTACAATGGGAATATTCTGCGAAGAATCCACAGTAATCTTGATTCGAGACCGTCCTAAATCCGGAGCATCTACTACAAAGAGAGTGGTGTCTTTCATTGTATCAAGCTGTGCCATATAGCTAACAGCTCGATTAAATAACGTCTGAAACATTTCATATTTTTGGCCTACAACCGGTTCAAATCCAACTTTCTTCATAATAGTTATTCTCCTTTCTTCTCATTAAAACGCAATATGCACATTCGGTTCATATATACTAAACCTTCATTACTGTCATACTCTGCGAAAATTAATCCTTCCGGAATCTCAAGTGTAAAATCACGTTCTACATTTGTATTGACACAGATAGATAGATACTGATTTGAAGTCGGTACAAATTTACATTCTTCATAAGTATTATTGTACGCGATCATATCTTTATCAATAGACTGTGTACAACAAAGAATCCCATTGATATCGTCAACAATAGTAGCCCAATTGCATTTGTACATAGATCCACCAATGCCAATATTCACATCAGTAGTAGTTCCAATCCTATATTTGACGTTGGACGCATCATCACCACCATTCAATGCCGAAAAATTAGAGACCATATATTTTAATGGAATAATGATAAAACTACTATTCCCATTATTCATTGAACGAATATGAGTGCCACGCAAATACGCAAAATTTTCAAAATGAATTTTAAGATTTACTCGTTCTGGGAGTAATCTCCGTGACTTAATATCAATATTGCACGAGCATGGGAGAAATGATGCTATTACAGACGCTTCCTTATTCGTTGCTTGGATACAGTCATTGTTGATATCAATATGTAGCATGCGAATACCATCAGTATCCAATCGAATACCTAACACTGGAAATTCAGAACTATTGTGATGCTGTCCTGGTAATTTTACATACACATCGTACGGTACAACCGGTATTAAATCCGTTCCACCAATTGATTGTATCTTCATCTTCTTTGGCTCAATCTTAAATTCCCACTGTCCGGTCTTATAATGATTATATTCATCAAAGTAAAATGGGATTTCAATAGTTTTCATAGATTCATCTGGTTCATTGAATACTACAATTGGATCACCGCCTGTAATCCAATTCACAATCGTATGAGATGTTGAAAATATATTTTCCTCTGACACGCATGGATCGTTCGGACTTGTAACAGATTGATCCATAAAGAAGAATTGTGAATTTGTATAGTCTTTGTGCTCTGTTAGTAAAGTACCGCACCCTGCAATGAATGAAAATCTCTGGAATGAGGTATCTTCAATTAACAAATACAATGAATATACATACATGCGCGGTTTATCTGGGGTTGTCATTTCTTGTTCGCATTGTAATGTAACAGTAATACGATCATTTGGAATATCTTCCTGCGTTTCACTGTTTATAATACGGACACATCCCAAATCACCTAGTGTGATTCTCTGATATGTCTGTATATTCTGGATGATAATCTGAGTATATTTGTCAAATTTCCATGTTCTCAGCTGATAATCTTCACTCGTATTGTAAAACATAGCTTTGTCTGCACAGGTATCAACTGTCGTATATGGGATATGAATACTTGTATTTTTCAACACATTCATTTTATACCGGACAGACCTAAACGGGTGCAGTAATTCGTCAAAGTTAACATCAAACAATTCCAACTCATTTCCATCGTCATCAGTAACCGGTCCAACAATTGCCTTATTTAATGGGAGAGTTAATGAAAATACTAATTCCTTATTTACTGGTGTAATGACAGGGAATGCCAAATCTGTACCAACCAGACAATTGTGCCCGCTTAAATCCGGAATTTTTAACATATGCAAACCGGCAGCACTTGAATATGTACTACCGATTGCTCCAGCAACATGGATAACTGCAGCAGATGTGATGTCCGTCATATTCATTTGCTGAGCGGTCACTCGGAATACGTCACCAGTCCCATCATTTTCTACAGAAGAAGTTAATTTAAAGCAAATAGATACATTAGATTTAGCAAATTCTTCCAACTCTGCACCGGTTCTAACATAACCACTGCTGATTCGTGTTAAACCAGCATACTGATTAAAAAACTTTTCTTCCTGCATAATGATCACGTTAAAATAGTTTGTCTTGCTACCCAAATTTAAATCTGATAACATCTGTTTCATTTCCGGTGTATCGTATGTGACAACGATCGAATACAATCTCAATAGATTCGATGTTTTACAAACTGCCACATGGATAATACCAGATGGGTACGGTAATCTGGCATCGTGAATTGCATACAATATCTTTACTAAATCGTATGCACCAGTCAACGATGTGGGTAGATAGCCAAATGTAAGCAACATTCTTCCAGTTAACACAGTCTGCATCCATTTTAACTGATTGATCATATCGGTATATCCTCGATCATTATCAGCATTAACCGTATTAATGATTTCCATATTTTTATCAGAATTGATATACTCTTCCTTTTTCAATTCATTCTGGCAATTACATTCTACTCGTAAAATTGCTTTGCGGAGCTCAACATCCATAGTTGGACACCCGCAACAGCCAAACCCATCGCATGTATCACTGGTACCAGTTTCTTGTTCATCACATTGCATATGGAACCAAAGCTCTTGCGCAAATTCTTTCAAAAAAATATTTGACAACTGTTTGAGATTGGTTACTCGAACTGTCGAAAGACAGTCCAAGCAACTTATAATTTTCTCATATTCAGCAATCAAATCTTTACTGGTCTGATTTCCAGTATCGTTTAATTTAATTGCAAGCATTGTTCTTTCTCCTTTCTATTATTTATTAAAACGTTGTGTTCAGCGTTTTTGCATTTTGTCTATAGACATTTTATCTCCAATGATTATACTTGTTTTTTTTATATTTTTTATTGATATCATTGATTATTCGTACAAGTAAATTCAATCTAACCTATTGGTTAAAATTATTTGTCATGATTCATTTTCATACCCTTAATTATCATCAATGAGTTTAATTCATTTTATATTGTTTGATTAATATCTCCAACCTAAGCTCTATCTCATACACTGGTTAGCATCATTCATGATAAATCATTTTTATTTAATTGAATTAGTATGACTAATTCAATTAATATTTATGGTTAATCATAAATTTTTTAATTCATTTACAAAATTTGATTAGTGTTATTAGCTATAATTCATTCATTTCCAATGGCTATTATTAACTAATATAAATCGCATTTCAAAACTAATTACATTTTTATAAATTAATCTTTAAGTGTGATTAAGTTAATATATTTGATTCATTTAACGGAAGTGATTATGATCGTATACTGTAAATTCACTTCATTGATGTGATTATTATTTATCAATTTGGTTCATTTTCAATTTTCAATCTGTCTATATGGTTACAATCGGGTATGATAATTCACTTCATTTATATGATTATAATTCTGAAACATGGTTCAATCTAAGATTTAAATTATCTTGGCTTACATATTCCTTTAATTCAATCGATAATGATGATTATTATTTTACAAGATGATTCAGATGGTTTATGTGATTAAAATCTTTCTCTATAATTCACTCTTAGAAGTGTATATAATTTAAGTATTGAACTTCTAACTTTACATTTGATTATATGTCGGATTTCATTAAAGGATTTGTATGAATAATTATGATTTATAATTATTCATACGCTAAAATTATATATAAATGTATCAAATGTTTAAAAAAATATGGATCATCAACATATAAATAATAGAGGGCGTTAGCCAGGAAAAAGGTTGAGGTAGGGGTGGGTGGTCGGGAAATGTTGTAGAACGACCGAACAGGAAAACGGATCTTAGGAAAAGATATAAGAATCTTAAGAAAAAACTAAAGGGAAACATTCCGAACAGGAATTATTATCGGTCGGGGATAAAAGGGGCCCCGACCAACAGATAGATAGTCCAACATACTATTCATAAGGAAAAAAGTATAAGAAAAACTCGAACAGAGAGCTCCCTCGGTAGAGGGAGACAACTGTTCCGAAAAATCTGACAATTTATCAATTTAAAAAATATAATATCCACTGTAGAGTTCTACAGTGGATATTATTATTGAATTTTAATAATGGCGATATATTATTTTTTAAGAATTCAAAGCATATAATACTAATTAATAATACAGAGAGAATTATCTTATTGAATATTAATCAAAATGGTAAGAATGAATTATGCGAAAGATCATAACCATTGAGATAATTGATTTAATAGACATCAATTTTTAATCAATTGATAAGAACGAATTAAATATTTCGAATCTAATCATTCAGATAAATTGAATTTAAATCAATTAGTAACTAAATATTAATCATCCTTTAAAAGTAAATCATCTCAGAAAATAATAACCATCATTATCAATTGAATTATATCTTTCGATTTTAACCAAGCAATAGAATATAAAAAGAAAGGTAGATTTGCAATGGAATACGATAAAACTTATGTTTGTAAACAAGAACAAGAATTCATTGACAATATGAAATTAACTGCAGAAGATGATGCAGCATTATTAAACCATGCTTCAATTGTAGATTTCGCAGAACTTGTAAAAGAGGAAGCAGCAGAAATTACACAAGCAGTTAGTAAATTGACCAGACTTAATGGAGTCGGTTTTAAAACTAGGGCTTCTGAAGAAGAAGTAATGAAAATGATAATAGAGGAATCTTCTGACATACTTACGACTACATTGTTTTTAGCAATAAAGCTTAATATTGTAGAAGAAATATCTAAAGTCTCTTTACTGAAGGCTAAAAAATTCAATAAATTGAATGGTATTGATTCCGTGTCAAAATAACCATTCTCATCGATTGAATTACCAAGAACAATCTTATCCAATTGAGGTAAATGAATCAAACCCAAAGATTATAATCAATTTCAGTAATTGAACCAAAAGTTAAGAATTGTAATCAAAGAAATGATCATTAAAAAATCTGTGATATTCCATTATGTATAATGAATCCAAACATTTTAAATTAACCAAATGAATAAAGTGTACATAAGAAAGGAGAAAAAACCATGGAAAAAATTAAACCAAGGTATGGAATACCACAGAGACCACGCAGCTATATTGATTTTGTTGAACTTACAATTCATAAAATGGTAGATGATGACACCAAAGACTATCCGATCAATTCAATAGAATTTTGGAATAATAAAAAAGATGGAATTGATGTAGACGGTATTATCCATATCATTAATGAATTGATAAAAGTTGCGGATACACTTGATGCATTGACACCAATGGTATCAATTTTACCAGAACAAGGTCTTGCTATGCAACATAGAGATTCTTTAATAACAACTCTTTATGACAAACTAGATATCATTGTATCAATGTATTTAGGCAATGATTAATTTTGATTGATTTGACAGCACGACTATATTCCAAATAAGGAAAAGTCGTGCTGTTATATGAATCAAAAACACATTTAACAATTTTTTAAATCCAGGAATTTATAAATAAATGATATTTTCGAATGAAAAATTTTATTTATAGTATTCTCGGTATATACCATCATTGGTTTGTGCAAGAGGTTTGAGATTAAGGACAAGTGGAATGAGTAGAAGCTGTCGTCTCAAATAGGTAATATTCGTTAGACCGACATCATGTATAAACGAAAGATGTTCAGATAAAGGTTGTTAAGACGGAACCATTCTCTTTTCACAGATGATTTGGTATATGAAACTGTTGTGAAGGTAATTTCTGATCTAATTGATTGATTTCACATAAGTATGTGATGATGTCAGTTTGTATCATTTTACCCGATTACATAGACTTTATATGAAATAAGTCCTAGACAATTCAACAAGATTTTGGTTGTAGTACCTACTTGTATGAGTGCCTAGTTGTTGGGTCTCCGATGGAGCCTGGTTATGTTATCCGATGAGGACATAATCAGCGGATAGAATCCGCAAAAAATAAATTGATAATCGCATAGACCTAGGAAAGCAATTCCGTTCGTCTATGCGATTATCTTTTTTTTAATGGTAAAGAAGATACTTGCGTAATTGTGAAATTATGGGATGTTTGTCTTTAACTTGTAGGTTGACAGATTGAATTAATCATAACCCGTCTACCAAATTGTTATATTGACCATTTTTTATCATTATTCTTCACAAACTTTTAAATATAAGGAAGAAAGGGGGAATATCGATGTCTCACGATGAATTTATTCAAATGGTTGCAAAAGAAGTTATAAAACATTCTGATGATTGTCGTATTGTACCATCTATTATCATCGCACATGCAGGAATTATTAGTAGATGGGGGACAACGGATGCTGCAATTAAGGCAAATAATTTATTCAGCATTTTATCAGATGTGAATTGGCCTGGAGAAACATACTCTTTACATGAGTCATTCCATACAACAACTGGTATAAAGATTCAAAAAGAAACAAATTACAAGAAATATAAATCGTGGTCTGCGTCTATTGAAGATTTTATACATGTAGTATTATCGATGGATCGATTTATATCCATTTACAACAAAGATGTTGATCGATGTAAATCATCTGATGTAGAGTTAACACTTGGCCAATACTATCATTATCCGGAAGCATATACTGGTGTTTTGAAGAAAGTGATTAGTGACTATAATCTCCGGTCATTTGATGACAAAACAACGAGACATCATAACCCATACAACATCGCTCAAATAGGCGATGTTGGCGATGTCGTACGATGGATACAATATGAATTGGCTTGTAGAGGATATAAATGTGCTGTGATCGGATTTGAAGATGGCATTTTTGAATATAATCTTATGTGTCAAGTAATGAAATTTCAGCATGATCAAAAACTTCCAGTCACTGGAATTGTTGATCTGACAACATTAAGTCTATTAGCATCAAGCTATTGATTTTTTATTATAGAAAGATGGTGATTACGTGGAATTAACACTATTCGATCGAGCCCCAGTCTTAGAGTTGAAACAACTTATGACTATGGACTCGGTGACGTACACAAAAGAACGCATGATCCTTCCTTGTGATACAAAACATCGACAGACCGGATTCATTATGCCGGTTTTAAATGTATCAAAGGATGCGTTGGCTGACATTTTAATGAATTTACATCCGTTAATGGTGAATACTGGGAAAATATATAATGCTTACTATTACAATCATCTCGCTCTCCTCAATATAAACAGTCCATTTATTCGACGAAATGTGGTATCAAAGAAAAAACTACGGGTTGAACGATTTTCGGATTGTGATGTAATGGTAAGCAAAGTTTCCGGAATCAAAGTACCAAAGGCATCAAAATTACTGCATGAGAAGAACGTCGTATATGACATGAATCCTGTGGTAAAATATTTACAAAGACAGCCGAGATTAAAATCAGCTCCATTAAATGTAAAATTGAGCAACTATTTTACGGCTATTAATACTATTTACAAAGATATGGCATCATTACCAGGATATGTCGTAAGTCCTATTTTTGTAAATTTGGATGAATATTATGGAAATGAAGATATGGAAAAATATCATTTCTTTACATATTTATTACTCCTTTTACGTCGTCCCCAGTCATTTATTGACTTACAAAAAGCATCATATCAAATTCTTTTCTTTACAAAGAAAGGGTATTTTTTATTTGATATGAGAAAAGACCTGATTCGAGAAAATTATAATGTGGTTAAACGGTTTTTATCAAAGATGAAACCGATGACTCCATCGAATGGTTCTATTGAGATTAACCCAGATGAAATTGTTCGTCAAGCAATTGAAAAAGATGTTTCCCTTTCTGTATCAAAGAAACTCGGATTCACTGGAGATTCTCCAGAAGAAGATTTTGAAGATGATGTTGATTCTTATGCGGAACATGTAAAAACATCCGAAGTAGAATCAGATGCTCCAGAGTTGAATGAAGAACCTCAGATTGATGAAAATTCTAAATTAGTTAAAAAGGCTGCATCTATGATGCTTGCTGACGAGGATCAAACTGCGGATGATGTCATCAGTCAGATTGTTGATGACGATGCTGACGATGTTGCGGATGAACTCAAAAAAGATCTCGATGAGATTGTTCGAAAGAGAAATATTTCCACTGGGTCGAAACCCGTATCTGCTCGTGATAAAATGCTTAGAGAAAAACAACGCGAAATTAAGATTAAGGGAAAAACTGTAGCAGAACTTACAAAAACAAAGCCAATTCCCCAGATCAAGAAAACAACTGCAAGTGCTCCTGTTTTAAATAATGAAATGAAGGAAGTAAAGTTTGCAAATTTTGATAAGACATACGATGAAGAACTTTTAGAGAGTGACATTGCAAAAGTTTTTGAGTCTATGACGAGCAAAACGATTGGGATGTCCATCATTGACGTCAAAGTAGACAATACGTCCGATATTTTAAATATGAAAGAGACTTATACGGTTACGTTTGAGGATGAGTTTAGAAGGCGTCATACCATCAAAGTGAATATCCCAACTACGATTGAAGATGGTGCATTTTTGTATTTAAATGGTGCTCCAAAGATGATTGAGAATCAGTTTACAGGATTACCAGTTATCAAAACAGCATCAGACACTGTTCAGATCTGTACGAACTATAATAAGGTTTTTATCCAGCTATTTGGGAATAAATTTAATCCAAATATTGAACGATTCAAAAAATGGATCAATGATCCGAAGAATCGAGCACAAGTTTCCAAGGGTGATAATGTAGAAGAAAATCGTAAATACATTACAACGTTGGAATACGACAATTTAGCGCAGATATATTCTAGGATTACAATTAACGATTGTACGTTTATTTTCAATTGTACAAACTTGTATGAGTCGTTTGCTGGCACTGGGTTTTCTGCTGAAGAGTTGGAATCTACATTGGATCGGCAGTTAATCGGTTTTCGAAAGAAAGGGAAAGTTGTTGAGCCATTATTTTACGATACCAATAATCCAGATCATGTTGACATCATCACAACTATGATGATGCAAGCATCTCCATCTGATTATGATGACTTTAAGAAACTTTCTGCTGGTAAAAAATATATCCATACAAAGAGCAAATTGATGTCAAGTTATATCCCGACGATTATCGTATTATCGTTTTTCGAAGGCCTTACAACAGTAATCAAGAAGTTTAATGATCCAAATATTCAGTTTACAGATAAAAGATCCAACCAGGATAATTATATGTATATACCATTCGAGGATGGATATTTACAATATCCAATGTCAGATACAAGAGCTTGTATTATGTTTAATGGGTTATTAGAGATGAATACTGTATCCAGACCTGTATCTGATTTTGATGATCGGCAGGCATACATTGATATCTTTGAGGAACTTATCGGTGATGGCTACATTGCTGGCGGTTTGGTTAATTTCTATGATTTCATGATTGATCCAATCACATTAGAAATTCTTCAAACATTAGACTATCCAACGGATATCGTATCCTTGTTCATATATGCAAACGATTTGCTTGCAGATTCACAGTTCCGGTCAGACATTGATTTGAACATGTATCGGATGAGACGGAATGAGATCATTCCGGCTATTTTGTATAAACAATTGTCAATTGCATATGCGCGATATCGTGCTACTGCAAACAATAGTAATCCAAAGAAAATGTCTGTTGACCCGGATTGTGTTATTAAAGCAATATCAGCCCTACCGACAGTTTCAAATCACAATGATTTTGGACCAATGGATGAAATAAAACAAAGAAGTTTGGCATCTATGAAGGGTTATGCTGGTATGAATCTGGATGATGCGTATAAAGTAGAAAAACGAGCATTTGACGATTCCATGATTGGTATCGTCGGTGTATCTACCGATAATGCTAAAAACGTTGGTAAAGAGCGTCATTTGGTTCTTGAGCCAAATATCATCAATGCCAGAGGAATGTTTCAGATTACAGATATTGATAAGGTTGATGAACTTTCTGAGATTAAAACAGAGACTGCAATTGAACTACTGAATCCTGGTGGATTATTACACGACGACCCTGTTCGTACAGCAATGTCAACAAAACAACGTTCTCATGCAATCCCAGTCAAAGATCAATCTCCAATGCTTGTAACAACAGGTATGGATGCCACAATTCAATATCGGACAACAGATACCTATTCAGTTGCAGCTAAACAGGATGGGGTTGTTGAGGATTATGATAAAACTATGGATTTGATGACAATTCGATATAAGGATGGTTCAGTCAAAGTTATTGACCTTTTCCCAAAGATGGCTAAGAACGGTGGTGGTGGTATGTATTTTGTCAATAAACTTACTACTACATTCAAGAAGGGGGATAAGTTTAAAGAAGGTGCAATTCTTGCATTCGATAAAAATTATTTTAAAGATAATACATTCTTTGGCAATCGTATGACTATGGGCACATTGGCTAAAACTTGTATTATGTCTAATCCTGCTACATATGAGGACTCTGCATTTTTTACAAAGCAGTTGTCTAGAAGAATGTCTTCTGAAATCACCATGTGTAAAACAATTACAATTGGAAAGAATTCTAATGTTGATTATGTTGTGAACGTCGGTGATCCAATTAATGTTGGAGATGAGTTGATACGATTTGAAGCATCGTATGACGATGATGAGATGAACAAACTTCTTGCATCAATTCGAGATGATTTACACGAAGCAATTGTATCTCTTGGAAAAACCAGAATTACTTCAAAGTATGAAGGACGGATTGAAGACATTATTTGTTATCCAGCAGTTCCAGTTGAAGAGATGTCGCCATCTCTTGGGAAATTAGTTAAGAAACTTCAGAAAAACGATATTGCTAGAAATAAATATCTAGATAAACTCGATCCAAAACGTGCAGGTAGTGCATATCGAGCTGGATGTTTAATGACTCGTCCAACTGGAGTTGTAGAACCTGATCAATATGGTAAGATTAAGGGCGAAGATGCAGAAGACGCGGTTTTATTTGAGTTTTACATTACATATTTGGATGAGTTGTCAGATGGTGATAAACTTGTTCATATGACGGCCAATAAAGCTACAATGGGTGATATGATCCCTCCGAATTTTGAACCATTTAGTACGTTCCGACCGTATGAAGAGATATCGATTCTTCAGCCACCGTCTGCTATTTTGCAACGAGGTACTCCTTCAATTCGAGCAACTATGCTACATTATAAGGGGTTAATTGAATTAAAACGGAAACAATATGAAATTCTCACAGGTGAGTCTTGGAACGAGAAGCAGCGTCGTGAAAACAAGTATATGGATCGTTCTCAATACGAAGATCTTACAGAATCATTTGTTCCTTCACCAGATGTTCCAGATTATCTATGGGATGTGCTGGAAGCAGCTTTTGATTTTGAAGTAACTGAACACAATTATTATAAAGCAGGAAGAATGTATACACCTGGGGATGTTGTTATGACAGAAGTACGTGGTGTCAATCTGGATATACGAGAACTTTCTCAAAGGTTTATGCATACTTTAGAACCAAATGTACAGGTTGAGAATAATGTAGTTGTGGCCACTGATGTGATATATCCTGGGATGCCATTCTATATTTAAAACTCCTTTATATATTATTTCATCAACGAAAAAAGAAAGGAAGGTAAAATACCATGTACAGATTAAAACTTTTCATATTGGACAATGAAGCAGACTGTAATACAGCAGTTGATTCCAGAGGTGAAGACGCTACCATCATCCCGTTATTAGATGGCACTTCTGAAAGTTACGAGACTGCGGTATGTCCGATGAACGTCACAAAGGTGATTCATCCGGAAGTTGACCCGTCTATTCTGTTTGCATTACCGAATGGCGATGTATTAGATGGCGGGCTACAGGTTGATTTCCCGAACGAGCAGGTGAATCTAGCGGCGTTTATCAATGATCAGCCGTATGCGAAGGAACTTTGGGAAAGAGATCACGAGCTTTGGATTGCAGCTATCATGACATCTCCGGTAATGGAACCGTGGACTGGATTAAATCTGATTTGGGCAATCGCTGGACATATCACAGAAGAAAACGGCTACTATCGGATTGATACGATGTACAAGCAGTATGACCAGGACGCAATCCGGTTTGTGACAACTTCTGAGATGGCGTAGTACTTATGGACTAGGTGAAAATATTTTCACCTAGTCCATTATTATTGTATATGATACAAATGTAAAAGGAGGGTATATATTATTATGATGAAAGATTTGATTAATACATTTATTAAGCGAAAAAAAGCTCCGACATTAGATCCCGGACGACTGTGGGATTCGAAATGCTTTTCTGCAGATGGTAATATTGAAATCACCTTCTATAAAGACGGTACAGCACAATACCAGGATTATACCACTGGAAAAACATTGATTGTGAAGGGGCAGCAATCTGTATCGATTCAAGTCTGTTAGACATCAAAGAGGAGATGAATAGTAATGGGAAGTCGAGTAAGAATTGGTATGCCCACACAATTAGGCGATTCCTGTGTGAATATTGATGCGATGTGTGACGCAATGATTGCAACACAGGTTGAACATGGAAAAACACCAACAATGGAAGTTGCATACCGAGATGAAGTAACTGGAAAGAAATTTCGTAGGTTTCAGGAAAGAAGCAAGGAAGAAGAGGAGTATTATCAGAGTGCAGTTGCCCACAATCATAGACAAACACCATATGCACTGGTTGGATTAGAACCGAAGGTAGTTGATAAACCGAAAGGGCCTCAGGTATTATCTAGGTTTAAAACTGGTACATTTGAAGTAATTATCGACGATGATGATGACGGACTTTATATTTGTGAGTATTGCAACAAATTAGGGTATCGTCAGAAATTTATTCAAGCAATTTGTGATTCATGCGACGATTGCACTGAATGTAGTCAAAGATTGCACGATGAGTGTTCTGGATGTTCATATAGCCGTCACAGAACAGGTGTTTGTTATAGTCAGCAATTATCTGAATCTGAACTATTAACAGCCGATGATATTGAAAAATTCAAGGATGTTGAATCAAACAATGTTTCCAATACCCGAAAATCTTGGAAACATTTTACTGTAGACCGTTAATGATAATTCTTTATCATGCACCTATGCTTTACGTATGGTAAATAATTATAGATGTAACACCGAGATAAAGCAATATATCTCAATATACAAACAAGGAGGACCTAAAATGGGTAATTTTCAGAACAAAAAAGAAGAAATTAAAAAGGCTGCTATTGCCAGCGGTAAGACTACGTTCAATCGTACTCAGTTTGATCAGTTAGGAACAGCGCTGTTGAATGAACCGGGTTATGTGGCTAAGGTTGCAATGACAAAGGGTGGTAAAGAAATCATCGAAGAAAAGCATCCGGTTGAAGAATTCAGAGATGCCATGATGGGCAGCTTGCTGAAAGATGCTGGCCTGGATTCGGCTGATGCAAAGAAAATGATTGAATCTTATAATTTCCCGACCCTGCCGCTGCACGGCGTTGTTTCTGCTATGGTTGAAGAGTACCTGGATGCCGGCAAAGCGTTTTCGTTTGACAGAAAAGATGATATGACCTGTACACTCCGGATGTATCACAATGACGAAGAGATTAAGACTTCCAGAACACCTGGCAAAGCCGGCAGTACTACGACCTCTAAGTACGGCGCACACAGAATTGTGAAGTCCACATCTAAGTGCCCGCCAAACAAAAAGGTTCGTATCAACTAAGGTGTACGTAAGAGATTTTCAATATAATAAGGCGATGGTAATATTACCATCGCCTTATTAATTTTTATGAATAAAGGATAGATTATGAAATTTAATTTAATAAAATATGATATCGTGGATGATTTAGCGAAATATTATGGTGAAACTGATACTGTTATAGGCATTTGTATGTATGTTGATGTACTTACCCGCACTTGTTATTTCCGTCTAGCACCTCAGATTCCAGGGTTTATTTTGAATTGTGGTTAATTACTATTGGTAAAGTAAAACACCCCAAATATCTAAATCCACTTGCTGTATTAGGATCAATTGTAGCAGATAGAATAATACCGATTGATGATACTACTGCTCAATTTATAGATGAGACAGGTGTGTTGACATGTAAATTGATAGTGTTAGATTCAGGAAAAGATTCTTATCAATTCACAGTGACTCATGCAGATTTTGTGCATAATTTTAGAATTGATATTGAAGATTCTAAGGAGTGTGCAACGGTGCATGTATTATCGTCTGTAAGTGAGGATTTTAGTTATCCATTAACAAAACGATCAACGGAATATGAGTATGAAGGAGGACATATCAAATGAAGTGGCACATGAGATTTAGAGGATACATGCGGATTGACAATAAATCATTACCGTGTTATCATATTCACACGGATGCAAACATTGGATTTATTGTAATTCGTGATGGTACCTTAATTCACATCAATGTAGTCCCGGAATTATTAAATTGGTTTATATATTCGCCAGATGATATGATACCGTTTGTAACATTAAAATGCGAGGATTTCCCGGATATTGAGGCAAATATTGGGTTGATGTTTGAAGAATTAAAAGTTGAATCTTGTGGTGTTTATGATTTTCACGGATGTAAAATCATTGTGGAAACGAAGTATGCTCAAGAAAATAGATCTATTAGGGACCGTCGTAGGTGGCCCTTCACAATAGTTAGGGTTTATCAAAATAACGAAGAGCGTAGTCTTGGTGTAATACCATATGATCAAGATTGCATGAATACAATAATGACTGCGTGTAAAAATGATGAACGTGTAAGTATAAAAGAGAATTGTTATCATTGTAAATATCGATTGACAGATTCATTTGATTTTGAATCAAAGATGGGGAAAACGGAACTATTGACTGAGGAGGTGTCCATACGATGAATAGATACAGTATTCGTGTGGCAGATGTAACATCTTCTGTCTGTAGATATTTAGTATTCACAGATACCCCATTTGGATTAATCATTGATCAGGAATTGATACATCGAGAAGGGACAGAAATTCAGGTTTGTCCGATGATTGATCGACAATTAGTAGATGATCCGATTGTGGCGCTACGGTATAAATACCTGGATAGTAACTATCCGTTATTGGCAGAAATTGATAGACTTATAAATTGTGATATCTCTGGTAGACGTTTAGATATTGGGGCGATCAATGTTGATGCCGTTGTTCGACAAGACCCGATGACTGACCAAGGGGTAAGTACGATGTACTACATCGACCATGGAAACAATCGTTTCCATGGAATAATACAGGATTATCGTACAATACAAAAACCAATATTTACAATTACAAGTAAGTATATATGTGATGGTATTGGAATTATTAAGAGTCGTTGGGTGCGTGGTACTGGACCAGTAGTTGAATATTGTTCATTTTACAGCTTTGATGATGCGTATGCGAACGTGTATCATACCAAACATGATGATGCATTATTACATTAGTGATATTTACTAGAATAAATGGTGGTAAACAATACTGTTTACCACCATTTATTTTTTTGCCCAAGTTTGTATTTTCCACATTCTTTTAATAAGCAAAGAAAGGAGATGAATACAATATATGGCTGGAATGAAAGATTTGAATAAAATGTTCAAACGAGGACAAAAAATATCCAAACAAGTTCCAATCAAAGCAGGCTCCTGGATAAAAAATGTTGCTGAGTCATTTGGATATGCTGCACAAGAGATGTTAACAGATATTGCACCAAATAGTGTTAATATTATACAAAATTCAGCAGAGACTGCAAATGCTGTTCGTGAGAATCTAATGCAAGCAAAATCTCAAGGGCAAAAAGTATCTTCTGCATTGGACATATCTACTTACTTGAAACTTGGTAAGGATTATGGTAGGAATGCAATTGAAGACTTAATGTCTGGTAACTTTTATGCGAAAGAACGTGAGCAGAAAGTTTATGATGAGGCAGTTGGCGGAGATGATTTCAACGATCTTGACTTTGATTTTGACGATGATTTTGATTTTGATGAGGGTGATGATTTTGAAATTGAAGCGGAATCGTCTTCTGGTAACGCATCTGCCACGATGTCTAGAAAATCAAAGGGACGAAACGAAGTTACTCAAGTTAATGTATATAATGGATTTGATGAAAATAATCCATTAGTGAAATCTACAGAATTCCAGACACAGCTTCAAATGGAAGCAACCGGCGTGTTAGTTGATACACACAAAGCTTCTATGAATACTTTTTTGATGCACACAACGAAGCTTCAGAAACAAACAACAGCTGGATTATTGTCTATTAACGATAAGCTTGGACAAATTCATACTACAATAGCAGAAAACCAGACACGATTAATCAATGTGTCTGAGACTTATTACAATGATAGTATGGAATTGTTCAAACAGATGTTGGATAGATTGAATACTATTAAAGAGCATACTGCAATTGCAGCAGTAGCATCTGCTGCACGAAATGTTGATGATTATAATGACCAAATGGATATGTTCCGTGGTGGTATGGTAAGCATTAAAGATTACAAAGCTTACGTTAAAAAAAATATTAACAATGCGATTGAGTCTAATTTATTCACTTCTCAATTAAAGACCATGGCGACTGATACGGACATATTGAAGCAAGCGGTTGCAACTCCTTTACGAGGAGTTGTAAAAAATATGGTTGGTCAGATAATTCCGCAAGTATTGGAAACTTCTATTAAAGAGTTTGACCAAACTCTTGGTGAATTTGTGTTAACAGGCCTCACAAAAATTGGTTCTTACAGAACCCGATATGATAATCCAATACTTCGTACATTAGGAGAAATTTTTGGTATTACAAATAGATATGAAACTATACCAGATAAATCTAAATATGAAAAAGGTGCAGTTGCATGGGATGGTATTTCTCATCGGACATTAAATGATGTAATTCCTAATTATTTGAGACAAATTGCTGCAGCAGTTACTGGTACGGAAGAAATGGCATTCGATTACGAACGGGGTGTGTATCGAAAATTATCCAGTATGCAAAAGGAGCATGAAAATAATTTACGTTCCAAGGCGTTATCACCATTTTTTGAAGATGTAAATCAGTTTAAAGAATACATCGAGAAAAACTACGCATATGAAACCAGAGAACAGAGGGATGAGATTCAGAAGAAGTTTGAAGATGCTTTAAGGGCTATGGTTGCTCGTGGAGGTATCAAAACTTATTATGCTAAGAAAAATAGTGATGGTATTATTGTCGATGAATTTGCTGATCTTTTTGGTGATCGTACTGGTAGCCGTGCAGTTGAGTTGGCTCGTTCGTTTTTTGAAGGGCGATATGGGGCTGATAATGGCTCTTTAAATATGCGAACATTTGGACGTAACATTCAAGAAGCTCGGGCGAACGTTTCTAAATATACTAGAGATGTTGAAGCAGACCCGATTCGATATAATGGTCAATATATTAGTAATGGGTTGTCTAATGTAAATAAAAAGACTGGGCGTATAACTACTGGAATTGGCGGTCTTGGTGGAAAAGACAAATATGATATGACCGCCTTGGACTATTTACGGAAGACATTACTTACATTAAATACCGGTATTAAAGTTTATGTAATGAACAATGGCTTGTCGTCAACGAATGGTGAAGAACCATCATCGATTAAACGTGAATCGGATAAAGTTATTAAAGAATTTAAGCAAAAAACGAAACATTTGAAAGCCCTCGAAGCTCGGCAAGATAGTAATGATGTCGGCGCACTTAGTCAGGAGGAATACGAACGCGCAATATCAGAAGGAAAAATTGATATCAACGATCCTGATTTAAATTCTCAATCGATGACATCGATTGCAACGGCACATCACCAAAATCGAATCACCACTGCTAACCAATCCAACAGAACACCAAGTATTCTTGAAAAACTTGCTGGTATGGACGGTACATTTGGTAAATGGTTTGGGAAGGCAAATGATGCTGTTAATAATATGGCACAGAAGACACAATCTTTGTTTCGTTCTGCTAACAATTTTTTGTACACATTGATCTTTGGAACGCCAGATGGAACGACAAGAAGAGACGCACTACTAACATCTTTAATTACTTCCATGAAAATGTCGTTTCATAAATTCGGAATTTTCTTAGATAAAAAAATATTAACGCCGTTAGATGAGAAATTATTTGGCGAAGACGGATTGTTTGCCAAATTAAAGGAGACTCAATTTGGGCAGGATATAAAGAATGGATTTAATCGAATTAAAGAATCTATTTTTGGGGAAAAAATTGTAAATTCAGATGGTACGACATCATATCGTGGTGGTATCTTAAGCAATACAGCGAATGAACTTTCTAACATGGGTAAAGAAGTAAAGGTTTTTTTACTTGGTGGAAAGGATGCGCAGGGAAACAAAATTGATCCGGAATCAGATCATTCTGTATTGGGCGAAGCAAAAAGAATGTTCCGTAACATGTCTTCTTCTATTACCGATGCTATGGGGATTGGGAAAAACGCTTCTGGGAAACAAATGACATTCCGAGACGCAATGTCTAAAGGAATCGATGATATATGGAAGCATACCAAAGAACGTTCATCGGAATGGCTGGATTTAATTTTTGGAAAACATTCTGACAGTGATAATGTCCAAACAGGGAGAGACGTGTTAACTTCATTTAATGAAGAGTTGCGTGGAAAATCTGGAAAAATTGGAGCCGGTGCAGTAATTGGTGCTAGTGGAGCTGTTTTATTTGGTAATCATCTTGGTATTATGGGTTCTCTGTTTTTACCGGGTGGTCCAATTGGCGGTGCCTTATTAGGCACTGGTATTTCAATTGTTAAAAATTCTGATACATTAAAACGATTATTATTTGGGGACGTTGACGAGAATGGAAAACGTCTTGGTGGGGTGATCAGTAAGCAAACACAAGATTTCTTCAATAACAATAAGACTGGTATTAAAATTGGTGCGTTTGCTGGTCTTGCCGCTTCTATGGGATTTTTACCAGCTATGATGGTTCCGGGTGGTCCAATTGGCGGTGCCTTGGTTGGTGGTGCTGTGTCATTAGCAACGAAATCAGGTGCTTTCAATGAACTTCTTTATGGACCAAATGGCGATAAGGATAATCCAACTGGTGGTTTGAAGAAGAAATTTCAGGATATATTTGGGAAAGATAAACGTACGAAGGACTTAGCTAAGGACGCTGGCATGGGAGCCGGTGTTGGCCTTGTAGGTTCTTTCTTCCTTCCAGGTGGTCCAATTACAGGTGCACTTCTCGGATCAGCCGCATCGATTGCGATGAATACCGAGACATTTAAAACTCTCATGTTTGGTACAGGAGAGGTGGATGAGAATGGTAAGAAAAATGGTGGATTATTTGGAAAGGCGAGAGATTTTATTGGACATAAAGTTCTAGAGCCTTTATCAACCACTGTTCAACTTGCCCAGGTCGAGTTCAATGCTTTTGTAGAGAAGAATATGGTTCTTCCATTGAAGCGAGCGATGACCCCAATCACAGACCGGTTGGCTAAAATAGGTCTTAATATAGAAAATGGATTTAAGGGTTTTTTCCAGTCCGTCAGTGATAAATTTCATGAGGTTGTTTTAAAACCAATTGGTGAGAAAGTATCTGATATGCTGGCCCCATTTAAATCCGCAGTAGCGAAAATTTTCAAAGGAATTTTTGGTTTCTTTGGAAACATGATTAGTTCCCCATTCCGGTTTATCGAAGGAGTTGCTCAAGGGATTTACGAGCAAGACAAGAAAAAAGGTGGGAATTTTGAAGTTAATAAAGCCCGTTCAGTAAAAACATCTGAAATGAAAGATGCGCTCACTGGTAAAGAAACTGGGTGGACAGATGCATATGAGTCGTTCATTAAATCCGGCATGTCTGAAGAAGATGCGATTAGAATGGCCAACGAAACAGTTGGAAATCAAAGTGACCGCAGATTGTCCATGCCGGAACGATTCAAACGAGCTAGTAAAGCTGGTCTTGGTTGGTTAATGGCAGACAACAAAGAAACTAGAGAAAAAGGAGAACATGGAATACATGGTGCTTCTTATTATACAAAAGATAATAATATTTATACACAGCGTCAAGAAGATAACGCTCGGATTGATGCAGAATTGGCTCAGAGAAAGGCTGATATTTTAAACGGTAAATACCAGTCTGTACTCAGTTTTTTTGGTGGTAAAAAGAAATCAAAATCCAACACACCAAAACCAGAAAGTATTTCTGTAGAAAATACATCTGGGGATGTTAATTCCGTTGAAACAAATACCTCTAGCGAGGAAAATGCTACGACAAATGTTGACATTTCTACTCCTGTCGACGTTAATGAGTCTGTACGGAATCAAACAGTCATTCTCAATGAAAATCATGATAAGTTAACAGCTTTCTTGACAGATTTTCGTGATAAGTTGTTTGCTTACCTGGACGATGTGAGAGGTACTACAAGAGCTGGGGTGGATTCAGCCAAGGAAAAGTTCGATGAAGGAAAAGAATCTTTCAGGAACGCAAAAGATGCACGAGCAAAAGTGTATAAACCTAATACGGAAACGGCAGCAAGTTCGTCGTTCAAATCTTCAGATAATTCAGTAACTGGACCTGACGATAGAACGGAAGTTGTTGGACCGAAACAAAAGAAAGAAAAAGTACGGCATTCGACGAATTGGTATCTTGATAAAATCTATGGCGATGTTAGTAAGATTTCTGATTCTGTTTACGGACAGTTGAATGGTGTTGGGTCTAATGTAAATAAAACATATAGACTTTTATTAAAAACATTTGGCGAGACAGACGATAATATTAGTGGTGATAACAACAAGAGCCATGTTGGTTTCTTTGGTAAACTTCGCACAGCTTTAAATGATCCGGGAAAATTTATTAGTAATATTGGTTCAAATATATTTGAATTTGTTACGAAACCGTTCAAGGCAGCGCATGATGTTGTTTTTACATTTGTATCTGGAGCAAAGGAAGCTGGAAAAGCTTTATTAAATGGAGCTATATCGTTAGGAAAAGGACTTGCTAAAGGATTATTTGAAATTGTCAAGCTACCTGGGAAATTATTATCTCTTGGTATTGAGGTAGTAAAATCATTTGGACCGGCAATCGGTGAAGCATTTAAGCAAACATTTCGAGTTGTTGGTACTGCATTGGTTGGCGGTATCGATTTGGTTGTTAGTGGAATTAAAGGTGCCGCTGGTGTATTAAAAGGTGCTGTGACAGGATTGATGGATCTTGCCGGAGGAATATTCTCTATGGCAGGAAACTTATTCAAAGGTGCAGGCATTATTGGTCTTGAATTATTAAAGGGTGGAGTTAAAGTTGGAAAGAAAGTTGTTGGTGGCATCGCAAAAGGTGTTGGTACAGCGGCAGGTTTAGTTACCAGTGGCTTTAAAAATAAATTCTTTAAAGATAAGACCCCAGGTGCATCTAAGACAAATCTTATGTATGTGAATGTCGTCGGTGGACATTTGAATGAAGTAGATGTAGTTCATACTGTAGAACGAGTAATTCTTGTTGAGAAGAATGATTCGTTTGGGGATAAAGCATCTGAGACATTACGAAGTGTCGCTGAACGAGTATACGAATTGTTTCGTGGAAAAACTTCTGGTGAGGAAAACCCTGGTACAATTTCTGGTATCATTGGCGATGTAGTTGGATTTTCTCCTGATAGTGAACAGGATCAAGAAACTAAGCTTCAGCTCCCAGCGATTGTACCAAATGGTTTACAATTACCCGTACCCAGTTCAAATTCTGCACTTGTAAATGCGGTGAATAAAGCAAAGCAGACTTTAGAGTTACAAAATCGTGTTAATAATAATAGTGCAGAAGTACAAAATGCTCGTAATGCTGAGGAAGAGAAAGAAAAATTAGATCTTGATTTTAAGACAAAATTGTTAGGATTTATGCGTCGCGACGAAGATCGGACAGTCGAACATAATACGATTTGGAACAAAGTATTTGGTCCAAAGGGATTACTGATCGCTGGATTATTGTTTATTGGTATTCCATTGATTAAGAAGATCTTTAACGTAGTAAAGAACTTTGTTGGTGATTTTGCCAGGACTATTGGAAATGCAATAAACAAAATTGCTGAGGGACTGAAAAATGTTGGTGGTGTTGGCGGAGCGATCGCGAATGCTCTTGAAATGGGTGGTAATTTCTTATCCGTAATCACTGGCAGTTCTTCATCTAAATCCATGTATGCAACTGATGATAGTGGAAACATTATGGCTGATGAAAATGGAGACCCAATCTATCAGGATTCTAAGAAATTATCGATTGCAGAGCGAGTTGCGAATGTATTTACTCAAAATAAACAACGCGTTGATCATGATACTGGTAAAATTTATGAAGAACGGAACTGGACAAATATTAGTGGTGCAATGGCGACTGGGATTAAAAATGTCGGTGTTGGTGCATTAATTAAGAATTTCAATAAGGGTAATAAACTTGTTAAAACGGGTGCGAGATTAGTTGGTTCGAACAATGTTTTTATACAGAAACTTGGTCAAAAATATATTGATAAAGGGGCTAAACGTCTTGCATTTGATGCAAGAATTGCCGGCGGGTTAAGATCTGCGGGTGGTGCGATTCTTGGAAAAGCAAAAACTGTTATTAACAAATCTGCCTCTGGGAATGGATTGATCGCAAAATTTATTGCCGGTGGTAAATCTGCGTTAGAGTTTTTAAGTACAAAAGTAATTGGGTTTTTAAAGAGTAAGGGATTGCTTAATGAAGGTTCGAAAGTTACTTCCTTATTAAAGAAAGCCTATACCATCTTAGACGATAAAATCCTCTCCAAATTTGCTCCAAAAATTTCTGCATTTTTTACAAGGCTTGGTACATCTGCATCGTCTGGATTTTTATTGGATGTAGCATTTGGTGCATTTGGTGTAATTAATACAAATCCTGCGGCAGTATTTGGGGTTCGAGCAGAGGATGTTGACTTTAAGATGCAAGTTATTGCCAGATTGATTAAAAGTATTTTAAATACTTCGATAGCTGGTTGGCTTGATTTGATTAGTCAAATCATTTATGAAGTTTTTGGTTTTGATTTGATTCAAGAACTTTGTGTACTTTTATACAACATAATATCTGGTGAAAAAGATGAAGCAAAATTAGCGGAAGCAAGAGCTAATTGTCAATCAGATTATGAAGAGTATGTTAAGGAAGAATACGAAGCCTATATGGAAAATGTCAATGAAAATGGTGGGCAACCAATGACATTTGATGAATATAAGCAGAGTCCATTATGTACATCTAAATCTGATTATATGGTTAAACAAAATCCAACTTTATCCCAAAGAGTGATCAATACAGCAAAGACAGTTGGTGGGGCAGTGATGCACCCAATTAAGACAACTAAGAATTTAATGTCGAAAGGTATTTCTAAAGTTAAGAATACTGCTGCTGGAATACGGGATTGGGCTTCTACAAAATTAGAGTCTGGCATCAACAAACTGAAGTCTATTCAGGAAACATATTTTACTGGAAAACCGTTAGGAACTGCTACAAAGATAGCTGGCACTGTGGTATTCCCAGGAATTGCTGCGGTTTCTGCAGTAGCAAAAGGGATTTCTGGTATATCAAAAATGACAAAGAAGTATGGATGGTTTGATCCAACCGGTGCTTATTATGTCAAGAATTCCGATGGAACTTACAATTATTATAGTGCAAACGGTGATTTGATTGAAGAAAATTTGGATGACCCGGTTATTGCAGCCAATATTGCATCTGGTATATTTGTGAGAGGAGAAATCCCGAGCAATCATGATGCAGCAAATGATTCAAAAACTATTACAGGAAAAATTAAGAACTTCTGGGCAAATGCAAAGGATAAGATTGGTGGAGCTTTGGACAAGGCGAGCAATACTGTATCCGGTATGTGGTCGAGGTTCAAGAAGTGGTGGGGCGGTGATTCTTCGGACACCACAGAAAATAGCACGGGCGGTTATGGGGATGGTAGAACGTCAGTAGATCGCTCTAATGGATTTGGAGGATTTGGTTCTGACCGTGTAAATAATTTCCCGTATTATTCTCAGAATGATCCGAGAATTAAAAATCAGCCTTACAACTTATCAAACGGTATACCTGATACCATGGGCAACCGAGGTTGCGGTCCTACTGCAATGGCCATGGTTGCATCGAAACTTACAGGAAAAACAGTAGATCCTAAATCCGCTGCAAATTTAGCAGAACAAGCCGGATTTAGTACAAATGTTGGTACAGATCCTGGATATTTTGGCTATGCTGCTAAGAGATATGGTTTGAAATCCGCAGAAATGACAACATCTGCAGATACGATTAAGCAGACAATCGGAAAAGGTATCCCTGCTATCATCCAAGGCAAGAACATAGGTGGTTCATCTCCATATACGAAGAACGGGCACTATGTGGTTGCAACTGGAATGAAGGGAGACCAGGTTTTGGTCAATGACCCGAGAGGAAAATCTAAATCAAAAGCATACTCTATCAATGATCTTGTAAAAGGATCTGGACATATGTGGGCATTTGGTGGTATGGGTGGTTATGGTGATGGCCCTGCTACAATGAATAATTTCCCATATTTGTCACAATCTGATTCTAGATGGAGTAAAACCCCGTATACAGCAATTGGGGATTCTTCCCAGACAATTGGTTCTAGTGGGTGTGGTACGACTTCTATGGCAATGATTCTTAGATCATTCGGCAACAATGTGTCGCCAGTTGATACAGCAAAATATTCATTAGATCATGGATTTAGAACTGCAAATTCTGGTACAAGCTGGGGATTCTTCTCAAATATTGGTAAGGCATATGGTCTTACAACAACAGATTTAGGTAAAAATGCAGAAGCAATATCAAATGCACTAGCATCTGGTAAGCCGGTTATTGGTAGCATGGGACCTGGATACTTTACAAAGGGCGGCCATTTCATTACATTAGTTGGAGCAGATTCCAGCGGTAACATCTTGGTCAACGACCCTGCTGGCACAAAGGGTATGGAACGATCTAGCAAACCGTGGCCATTGTCTGTTTTTATGGACCAGGGTAAGAATTTCTGGTCATTTGATAAAGCAGGTAAAGGCTCAATTGGAAATGTCGTTGATGCTGGAACGATTCAGGCAACACAGTCCATTTCACCAACAACAGTATCGACAACTGGTTTCACCACAACTGGTGAGGATACGTCTGATGAAGGCGGAAATAAAATGACTTTCTCAAGCATTACAGATTGGCTTGGTGGCCTTGCTAATGCATTCCTTAGTCCAATTAAGAAATTCTTTGGATTTGATACAAGTTCTGATGATTCAACGTCTAGTACATCAGGTACGTCTGACTATGCTGGAACGGATACAGAATCTTCGAACGTTACAACAATTGATACAAAAACAGGTGATTACATAGGAAAATATGTAGCACGATTTGAATCTGGAAATAAAGGGCCGTCTATGATTAGTAGTGGAAAGGGTGATAATGGTGGTGTGTCGTTTGGTAGCTATCAGTTCCCGTCCTACAAGAAAGAGGTTGCTTCTTCTGATTCAATGCTTTCGAAATTCTGGAATAAGTATTACGCTTCCAAATATCCGGGCGTAAATCCTGGTGATAATCAGGCATTCAAAGATGCTTGGAGAAAAGAAGCAGATGCGGATTCTGATGGATTTTTTAAGAATGAACATGAGTTTATTGCAGACCTATATTATGTGCCATTCCGAAATAAAGTTAAAAATATTGTAGATTTGGACAATTATGACCGAGCTGCACAAGAGGCTGCATGGTCTACAGCAGTTCAGTTCGGATCTGGCAATACTGTATTTGACAAGGCATTTGGAGGTCAGAATCAGTCTGCGACAGCTCCTACCGATTTTATCAATAGATTACAGGATTACAAACGTGATTCTGTTAATACTAGATTCAAATCATCATCGGCCAGTGTACGACAGTCAATTGCAAATCGGCACAATCGAGACGAACGTAGTATTCTTCTTGGTTTAGCTGGGAAAGAACCAATTGGTGCTCATGATGTGATTGATAATAGTGCGGCAACTGATAATACATCATCTAAGCAGTTAGAATACAGCAATACAACCGTGGTACAACCAACACAAGTTGCATCCGGTGGATTTGGTGGATTTGGAACAGGTAAGAGACCTCCTTCCAGGATTCATCAGAAGACATACAAAGATGTTGAGTACTATGTAGATAGACCTGGTAGTCCGTTAGGTGGGTTTGGTATGGGAGAATCGGGAGATCCGACAGTTATCTCGTTATTAGAGCAAGCCTTAGTTGAATTACGTGGAACTAATCGTGGAGTTGCGAGCCTTAATGATAAGGAGTTTACTTCATCAGTGTCCATTTCAGCTCAAGATAATTCAACTCACAATAGTGTAACGGCCGGTGGAAATGGTGCGGGTTCGAATCAACAACGTTCTAAGACGGGAGCACCGCCAGTAACGTTTAATGGATATGAAGCTGCAAAAAAAATTGCAAAAGGTGAATTGTTACAGCAATAATATAAAATTACATGTAAAAAATAACACGGTGGTAAGGATTTGGCTGTTGATAGTCAGACCCTTATCACCTCTTTTTAATCTAAAAGAAAGGGGGAATATATATGGCTAGCAATTCCATATATGTAACAGCAAGTGAAGCATATCAGCAATCGAGAAAAAGTCGAAAAGTAAATGATACAATCGTGAGTAATAAATTGAGTGGTTCTACCAGGATGATTGGTATGCCGCATCAGTTATTGGAACATAATGATCCGAGATTGGGTATTGGCAGTGATCTTGGACGTGTATTTGCACAAACATCATTGTTGGAAGCACCAACTATTTGCATCAAGCCAGGAAAAGCAAGATTTCTACCAGGGCAATCTAAAGACGAAAAAAAAGAATATTTCAATGCGATTATTAGTGCAGGAGCATCTCGTAGTGATTGGCGAAATGAATTGGCGATTTTAACAGATGAGAATCAAGATACAATTCAATTATACGATCATCAAGGTGATTTTAGCACATATATCAAAAGTGTCACATTGATAGCACAAGTTATGGCACAATTATTAGGAGTTGATAACGAGCGAGTTCCATGGGACGATGGAGGTGGTGCTACATTTGGTAAATATAATTGGGCATACTATAAATTGGAAAGTCGATATTCTAAATTATATGGTAGTACGCATGGCGATTCCCTGTGGTCAAAGTTAGTTGGATGTGTCAATCAAGTAAAATCATTTTTTGAAAATGACAATCAATATATTAGATTTTATGTAGATGCATCTGCATCCTGGAGTTCATCAATGAGCAACTCTTCATCACAATCTGTACTTGAGTCATATACAGAAAAAATCGAAGGACTTGCAAAAGAATTGTCGTCGCTAAATGTGTTGACGGGAGAAGATATTACTGGACTTGTTGATTCGACACAATCTGAGGTAGATAATTTTATTCAAAATAATCCACTTGGTGGATCAGACAATCCATTAAGCACATTGATTAGCCGATTGTCCAGTGGTGCAAAACAAATTATCACTGGAGGTAATTATATACTTCCGGAAATTTGGAGTGATTCAGCATATGATAAGAACAGCTATTCTTTTTCAATGACGTTGGTAACTCCATACGGGGCACCTCTTGCATGGTATTTGAATATTGGTGTACCGATATGTTTTCTACTAGGTTTGGCTCTTCCAAGACATTTGACCGCGAATGCATATAAGTCTCCGCCATTACTGAAAGTATTTTCACAGGGTTGGTTTAATTGCCAATTAGGACTTGCAGACAATATCAGTATTGAAGCTGGTAGTGATGCGGTATGGTCAGCAGCTGGACTACCTAATGAAGTAAAAGTATCCATATCTATTAAAGACCTATACTCCAATTTATCAATGCCTACAAATATGGGAGAATTCATGTCAAATCCTGGAATGACAGAGTTTCTTATGGTAACTTGTGGTCTTGATATTACAAATCAAGCATTGGATACAAAATTTAAAGTTTGGGTACGGTTGTTAGAAAATACTGTGCGAAATTATGTAACAACGATTCCTTATACACTCTCATATAAATTGAGAGATTCGATTGCTTCTAAGTTCACACTTCTGAAATAATTTTCAGGGAGGGATTCTTATGAGTAATATTACTCAAAAGAAAATTGAAGAATATAATCAAAAATATGGTTCTATCCCAAAGGATTATATGGAGCGTTTAAAATGGCTCTACCAAGAATACTCTTATACAAAAAAAGATTTAAACGAATTACTCGCTGCTGTGGACGAGTTAACACAGACATGTTGGGATCATGTAACCTATATTTTTTATACCGATCCAAAAACAACTCCAAGACCAAGATTGAACCCAAAGACATTCACATTTTATGTCTCGGGAGCATCTGATAATAAACGAATTTTTGAACAATTTCGAGAATTACATTCCGACATGGAATGTGTTGTATCAACACCCTGTATTTTAACTACAAAAACATATACTCGAACTCCTGCAGCAATGACTGCAAAGGAAAAACTTGCGGCAGAATTAGAATTGATTCACAATTTAAACAATCCAGATTGGGATAATGCTGGGAAAACATATTGTGATATGATTCAAAGTACGTTGATTTCCAATGATAGTATTGTATTTCGGGGGGAAGTTGAGAAGTTTTATTCTGTTTTACCAAGAGTAGAAGTGACTTTACATTATATGACAAAATATGACTGTCGATACAATAAAAAAACAATAGAAAAGCGAAAATCGTTCTATGAGAATCCACTGCGGATTGAAGGGGTAGATTTTGTTATTGGATAAGGGAGGTGAGTTACGTGTTAGAAGAAAGATATAATTCAAGTGTTTGTACACGTTTACCATTCACGGAGTCAAATTTAAAATGGTTGTTATCAAAGAAATTGGGAATTGAGGATGTGAATGCGAGAGGACGTGGCATTTATTATGTCAAGACCGAACACGTTTCAAATATTGTTACAATCTGTCGTGCGTACTTCATTGAAGAATTGACGTTTCTTATGGATATGGACGGTGTAGTAATTTCAAAGACTTCAAAATAATAATATGGCGTATAGGTTATTTCTATACGCCATATTATTATAAATGTTAGCCCTTGAATAAATCAAGTCCTTTGGTTGGTTTATCTCTATAAAATTTATACTCCACAGATTCTGAGGTTGATTTTTTCTTTTTGGATTTATTGACAGTCCTTTTTATACCAATGTATTTTCCATTTTCAAACATAGGATAAACTTCCATTGGGCATATACGTAATAGTGTTTTGATGTAGACGCTGTAACGTTCTTCGCATACACGGCAATATTCTCTAACCACAGACTGTGTATATCTAAGAGCGAAATTCATATCATCATTTGATGATCTTGTCTTACTATTGATGGAATTTTTCGCGTCTTGTTCTGTTTCCTTCCCTGCCTTTTGTTCTTTATCTTGAATAATCTGGACTCGTGTTGGATTTTCTGTTTTGGTATCATTTGCTGTATCATCATTAGCTTCAGAAACATATTTTGGCTTAGAGTTGATAACTCCATTTAAAATGTGAGAAATACTAGACTCCATCACTGGTCGATGTTCAACGTCCAACCACTCAGTAGTCTCCTCAACGTCAAGTGCGTTTACACGAGACTCTAATCCACCGATTTTATTTATTGTTGATTTAAAATTTTGACAATAATTGATCATTTTAGGAATAACATTGTCAATATTTTTTTCATCAAGCGTAACCGGTTCAATCTTCTTACCAGACTTGTCTCCATTTCTAAAATAATTTCTTAGTTCTTCCTCGTAATCACGTTCCTTGATATCATCTATAGATGATGCATCTGTGAATGCATTGATTGCATCGAACCAGGTGGGGTCGTCAAGTTTTTGTAGATTTTGATTTACGGTGTCCAGCATACTGCTAAGTTTTTGGAAATCGGCCTGATCGTTGCCATCCCAAAATGGAACCATTGATAATGGTTGATTAAAATCATCAAGAGAATTTTTAATACTATTTGCAACTTCCCTATCATTTATCCATGGCCCATACTGTTCATTCCGAAGATCCATTTTCCCTCTAAATAAATCAATAATTCGATTAAGTATTTCCTTGATTTTATCAATGAGGGTTCTTAAAGCACCTTCTGTGACAGGTTCTACGGAATTACCCGTTTCAATTGCAGTGAGGATGTTGCGTGACTGATCTGTCAGTTCTATGATATGTTCCCGATAATATTCCATCCAGATTTGTTTGGTTTCAAATAAGATATGCTCTTCTGTTGTTGGTTTATATACGGATGTATAATAAATACCAATATACTCTAATTCAAGTTCAACTTGATGACGTAAATCGCTGAGCGATGATGTTCTCTCTTCAGCAAAGTCGCTAAAATCGTCATATACCCCATAAATTTTTTTATTATCTTTACAATAAAAAAAATCGACATTTACATCGTTAGAATAAAACCGCACAACTGATTTTGGTCCTGGCTTGACTGGATGTTTCCTTCCTCTTGAAGCACATTCACTCGTCATAATATCGATGAATAACTTTGTATCTTTCTCATTACAAAATTTATCCAAATCCGACAATTTGTAGTCACAAATAATCCATGCTGCAGAGTCGATACCGGTAGATGGCGGGAGAGTTTTCTTACTTTTGTAAGTTTTAATGATTCTGTCGTAATCTTCTTGTTTTATATGGTCGTCTGGCGAATCTTTTGGAGCATTATTCTTGGATTTACCAAAACCAAACAGTTCGGTCACAACTGTTGATTCTTCTATATTTGAGTCGGTTTTACCATTCGTAAGTGCTTTTCCAAGGATTGACCGTTCTTGTTTAATTTGAGCAGCCAATGCTTTCGCTCGTTCAGATATAACTTGGGTGATCATTACCGATATAGCTTTGGTTTGATCATACTTAAAACTAACCATATTTTGAAAATTTTTTAAGTATGATGGATCTGTGGTAGTTGTTTCATCTTCTGAAAGTTTTCCTTCTCTTTGGTCAATGTCTAAAGTTTTAATGTTTAAAACTTTAGACATCCCTTTATACACAGTGTCAACTTTTCTAGAAAAGAAGACCTCTGCTTGATTCAATAATCGAATAATCTTGTCTCTGTCTTCAACAGCACTCCTTTTACTATTACATAGGTCATCGACATGATTGATGATTTCAGATATTGACGCATTGGTGATTCTAATGGGTTTGGCTTCAGTATCGCCTCTGTAATGTTTTTGAATTTCATCCGCAAAATTGTCTGCACGAATTGGGGTTGACGTGCCAAGTATATCGGCCCGAAGTTTGTCTAAGTTCTCACTTTTAAACCATTCGATCCTTTGATCGTTAACATGTTCTTTTGTTAATGAATCAACGATTGCAATTGCGCCGTTGTATGACTGTACGATTTGTTGAAATGCGGACATATTTGGTTTTTTTGATTTTAATACGCCAAAGTCGTATCCAGTATACTCAAAATCAACATCGTGTAGATTAGATAACTCATCTTTGTATTTTTTGACAAAATCTTTTAAATTCATACTATGCGATGTGATTGCCCGAAGAATATCTTTGAAAAATTTTATGATCTTGTCAATTAATTTTTTAAATACATTAGTAATTGATGCAACCATATCGGAAAATCCTTCTGTGACAAATTCAGGATTTCCAGTTAAACGATAATAATGCTCAGCTATGGCTACATTTTCATAAATTGGTCCTGCGGCCAATTCGAAATCGTATATATCCGAAAGCATACTCGTAGTTTCTTCAACGGAGTACATATTCATTCCTCCAATCATAAAAAAGAGAGAATGGACAGGGCCATATTACCCCGCCCATTCTCTGTATGGGTTTGCTGATGTACTAGAATAAGAATGCAGATGCCTGTTCAAACAGGGATGTACTTTCATTTACTTCTGGTTCATCGTCGTTGTCGTTGTCACACGCCTCACATTCAGCGCGTGCAGCTTCCATTTCCTTTAAATCATTATCGGTGTCGATCATCACCTCATTGGACTCCATGTCGAACTCATCGGCAATGTCATCTGTCTCGAACAAATAACTTTCTTTTGCCGGTTTGTACATGTAAAATCTCTTCAGTAATCCAATGGCCGCCCTTGTGGCTTCTCGATGCATATCGACCCGAACAGAGTGCGCACTCTTTACTACAGTAAGAACCGCAGATACACAACTGGAAACTGTCGATGCTACCTTGTATGCAGTGTCCTGGTCGCCGTCCTTTTCGACACTGTTTAATTTTGTCATGATCATATCACACTGCTTGGTGAATGTATCCATGTCGTTCTTAAACGATGTTATCTGCTGCTTGTTGCCGGAGATCAGGTCACACATAGCTGTAACGTCTGCTGTCGTTAATGTAAGACCTTCGACTTTTGTGGTCTTACCGCCGTGATATTTTTTCTTGATCTCATTTTTCATGTCAGTGGAAGATGCCGCTCCGCCGATACCTGCTTCTTTGATGAATTCTTCTGTAAATTCACCGATATCACTGACATCTCCAGCTACGTCGGACTGAATTGCATTTTTGATTTCTGCAGTTGTTTTGCCCGACAATGCTGCAATATCGGAAAAGCCTGTTACCAGTTTATTAACTGCTTCCGAACCAGCGGCTTTAACTTTTTCAACGAGTTTGTCTCCGCCGGTACAGTCGTATGGATAACCGGTGTACTTGAAGGTTGTTGTTTTTGCTTTATTTTCAAGAGCTTTCCCGAATTCAGATACGAATTTCTTTCCAGATGAAAACATTGATTTGAAGAAATCAATGACCTTTTTAAAATAAGCAACTACCTTTGCCTTGAAGGTCTTGAATACTTCCTTTAACTTGGCAAATCCACCGCCGGCAACATTCTTTAACATTGCTGCCGGGTTTGCTTTTTCCAATAACACTTTACCGGTGCCGATGGTATCTGCGATCATATACTGCATGTCACAATCACAGATGCCTTCCATTAGAGAAATACATGCGCCAGAAATATAGCTTTCTCCAACATATGCGGACTCAGAGAAATCATAAGTACTTCCGGCGTACTGTGACTGCGGCTGTAATAACATTGTTGCAATCATAATAGCACCTCCTAATTTGTCTTATTCTTTCTGGCATACTTGAATGCTCCGGTTGCTGCATCTCTGTATGCTTTGTTTTTCATAGTCACAGCCTGTTTTGCTGCACTAATGTGTGCATTGATAATTCCCTGCATTTTGCTAATTGATGAAACATACACAGTCATCATGGCAATACCATTTGTGTTTGTTTTATAATTAGCGTCAGCTTCTTTAAATCCGTTCTGAGCAGACTCTGCTTTCTTACAAGAGGTTTCCGCAGAAGTTAAGGATTTAAGAACCTTGTCAAATGTTGTGTCAATGGATTTGAGAAATTCCTCGCCGGAAGAAAATCCATTGACGATAGCGTTTCCAGTCAACGATTTCAATATGGTATTCGGTTTACCCTTCACATCATAGGTTCCACCGAGCATTGCATTGAGGGATGCTTTTGCAACATCGGTCTGGCTGTATTCATCGTCGTTCATGTTGGCCGGCAACAGATTTGCGAATGTGTTTGCCTGATCAGTTTTTGCAGTGTTAACATCACTGTCTGTATTTGTACTGCCCTTTGCAGCAACTGCTGCTGCTGCCTTGTTAAATCCTTCTACGGAAGTGTTGATGGCATCTGCGGAAGTTTTGAGTTTATTATTCAGGAAGGTTTCCATTTTGTCAAAATCGTACATCTCAATTTTGTATCCGGATAAATTGAGTGCCTTAATCTGCTTTTCGTATCTGTCCACAAATTCCTGACCAGATTTCCTTAAACCAAAAAACCACCGTCTGATTCCGTTGACGAACTCTTTGATTTTGTTTTTCAGTTTTGCAAGGAGTTCCCCGATTTTAGCTAAGCCACTTTTTACTTTTCCCGCTGCTTTCGTTAAGATATTTTCCAATACCTCTTCGGATGCACTTTCCTGCATTGCGGCGTAGTGTGTGAATGTAAGATCGTCCAGTGCATAATTGACGGATTCATACAGATCTCTGAGTTCTAATGCGGATTCCATGGCGATAGCAGTCATGCCCTCGTCATGGGAATAACGGCTCGGATTTGATAATCCTGCGCCACATGAGGCGCTTTCTAACAAATAAGTTGCTAACATCGTCTCATTAGCCTCCTTTTCTTTATATGATTTGAATCGATGCTGATCCAGTCATTTGATCGTTCACAATCGACTTTTCCAAGTTAGGTAGAGAAAAACGATCATTGTCTTTCTTCAATTCTTTTCTTGTTTCATCGGTTGCATCGTCGTTTTTAATCATGAGTTTGTCACGCATTCTGCGCATTTTTTTGATAACTTCAGTTTGTTTTTTCAGTATTTCTTTCTTTTTAGCAGCATCATGCACTTTAGAATTTTGAACTGCTAACTGGTGCATCTCCAGAAATTGCGCCTGTAAGTCCATAAATTCTGCTAATGCAATTCGTTTGCTGTGATAAAAAAAGATTAACTGTCTTGTCAATGGCACGATTGCCAGTAAAGCAGCGATAGTACCAGCAGCCACAACAATGGTTCCAGCAAAGTTGGACTTGGATTCTTTCATTGCATACTCCACAGCAGATTTAATCGTTCCATTTTTTACCATTGTATTAAAGCTTCGTAAGCTTTCCAATGATACCATACCACGTCCCTTGTCGAAACGTCCACCTGGGGTGTATCGTTCCTGATCTGGGCCAACGATATAGTCCATATACGTAGCAACTAACATAGACGTACTGTCTATGATTGCCATTATAGATGTGTTATAAAGTAACTTTAAATACTCCACATTTCCCTTGAATCCATATGTAAAGTCTGGTGTCAGCAGAATCATATTATTGATTGCTGTTTCAATCTCATAGACACCAGGTTCGGATATGTTATTCATTCGAAGTAATTTTATAAGAACCTCGATACATTCTTTAGTGGATTTAAAGTATTTGACTTTTGTAATATCACCTTTTGATGCGGGGATATCACCAAAGTCGCACCGATTTCGTTCCAATGTACTTGTGTACAAATGTTGAACTAATGAACCGTTAATTTGGTGTATATCATTTTTTGACATACTCCTCATATATGCTCTATCCTCAGGAGTGGATGCTTCCATGACGATAGGGTGTACAAGATCAATCGCTACGCCATGCATCGTTACACACTCCTTCCAATCATTCTCATCATGTCTTTGAACTTGCGGTCGTCCATGGTACCTTCTTTTGACAAAGTAGACAGTGTGACGGTTTCAACTCCATCAGCGCAATCCATATAGATATCAACCCTTTGCGTAGCTGTATTTACTCGTACAAATCCAAGTAAATAATAAGTCTTCATTAAAGAGCTGATAAATGCCGGATTTCTTTCTATATTATAACCGTGAAGTTCTGCCAGTGCATCAGAAGTTTCCTTTGAAATGACAACTGTCATAATTGGATATAGCGCATTTTTAGAAAATTTGTTCTGTACCTTTGCCCAAGTACCTCTGCGTTTCGATGCAATCAGCCATTGTTTAGCTGGATTATTGTACGATATTGCGTCGGCTTTTTGCTGATTAACAGCAAAAACGAAATCACGGAAGAATTTTGTCTCTCCAGTGGTCCACTTAATGAAATCCAAAAATGCGTTACTTCCATTGATTCCAGATGCTAATGTCTCTACCATAACATCCGCTGGGACGGGATGTAGCATTGCTTTTACGCCAAGTACAAAATCAACAGCTTCATGAACTTGCTCTTTCGATTCAGGATCGATTGGATAGATTCTAACGTGAAGCATTGTTGGGATGGTAGCATTTGCCTTTTCAAACTTTGCATTCACACTATAATCCATTCCACTCGCAAGGTTGTTTGTGAACCGAGGTTTTGTATTCGCTGATCCCGGTATTATATTTTTTATAGTATAATTTGGACTTGCGTTGAATTTGGGTTTAAATTTGAATTTATGTTTTGTACGTCTTGTTATAAATTCGTTTGATTTGGTTGATGGAGCTTCGTCAGATGTTGGTTCTCCCGTGGATGTATCATCTGGTGTGTTATCAGTAGCCGTGTTACCAGATGATTGATCACCAGTTGTTCCTCTAGGACCCTTCCCCCTAGTAGATCCATCCACCTCCAACACAATTCTCCCTCCAATATCATTAAGGGATATTGGATTGGTAACTGCTCCTATCGTATAGTTAGTTGCCTGATGGAATCGATCTGCTACTGCTGAATGTACATTTTCAAATATTTGATAAGCTACAATTACAGCAGCTTCTTCAACTGCAGTATAATCAAGATTATATTTTGCAATGGTTGATTCAAAGGCATCTTCTAATTTTGCGAAATCGACCCCAATGTTTGCAGGATTTCCAATTCGCATATTTTGGTGAAAAGCTTTTACATAATCAGACGCAGACGGTAATTGACCATCCTTTATTTCCAGATACGGATTCATTGTCAATACTGTAAGTAAAAATGAAGCAAATTTCCGTTCCAAAGCATTTCCGATAACAACGGCGTCTTCCAATGGAATTGAGTCATCAATTACGACTGGAAATTCGGCAGTCCCATCCAATGCTCTGGATGCGATGGATCGTTTCGTTGTAAATACTCCAGCACTAGCAATACCAGAACGAAGATCTTTAATACTGTCTAAAATGTCTTTGATTTCACCCATATTTTCACCTCTTTTCTTCTTATATTTTAAGGTTATGTTGAATTGGGTAGTATTCATAGGTTAATAGATTATTTGGGTTTCTATAGATTACAACTACATATAATCAATGTAATAATAGGTTACGTCATCCTATGAAAAGGCGGTGGACCCATTATCAGAGTGGGAGATAAGGAGATAATATGGAGATTTTAAAGAGGGTGATGCGTGGGAAAATTCTGATTGCAACAATTGCATTGATTATTTTTGGAATATTTGATGCGGTTGTTGATGTTGTCATGTTACGGGTTGTGTCGATGGCGATCGATCATTATACTAACCCATTGGCGTACATTGGCATAATTGTGTCATTGTATCTGGTGGTAACTGTAACCAATGCGGCGGCAAGATTTTCAAGATCTATGACAAGCCATTGGATTTTCACTGAACTGTACGAGCAATGTACAGTTAAAGTGTTGCGGTCGGACTATGACATGTTTACTAAATTTAATCCCAGCGATATTGTCACAACAACAGATCGATTGTTCTTAGTAAGTTCATTACCAGGGATGATTGTTTCGATTATAGCAGATGCGATGAAGTTTATTTCATCGGCTATTGCAATTGTTACGATCGATAGCAGAACATTTACTCCAATCATGGTACTGTATACCATTGGGGGGATCTCGATTTTTCGGATGCTGAAAAAATGGGGTGAAATCGATAATGAGCTTGACATCGTCAAACGAAAACGAAATAAAGAATTGGATGACGTAATTAACGGTTTCCAAGAAGTTCGTTCGTTCCCAAGAGCAGAGTCGATTCATCAAGAACGCATTCTTGATATGAACCATGTTTGCTTGCAACTTGTGAACAAACGTCAGCAAATGGGGATAATGTTTAGTACCACTGGCTTCATTGTTGAAGCATTGTGTACAATCATGATTGTGATATTGGCGACATCAGCATTGCGAACTGGAACATTAACTTCACAATCACTAGCCATTAGTTTAGTCACATATTCATGGCGCCTGATGTCTCCACTTATGTCGTTCATGAACACATCTTTGGAGTTTTCAGAAAAAAGATCTGCTCTTCCTGGTCTTCAAGCGTTACTATCTTATGATAACAAAATCACAGATGGTGACATTAAGCTTGATTCGTTCGACAACAATATCAAGTTTGAACATGTGTCATTTTCGTATAATAATACGAGCACTGTTCTCAATGATATTTCATTTGTCGTTAATAAGGGAGAACACGTTGGGATTTGTGGACCTTCCGGTGGTGGAAAAAGTACATTGCTCAAATTGATCCCAAGATTCTATGCCGTCCAATCAGGGTCAATTGAAATTGATGGAGTCAACATTAATAATCTTACAAAAGATTCCATCAAATCTCATGTTGGTATTGTCCATCAAAGTCCTTATATTTTCGATGGCACAATACGTGACAATGTTACGTATCCAACAGACACAGGCATTGACGATGTAGCAATTGTTGATGCCTGTAAGCGGGCCAACATTTATGAATTCATTCAGTCGTTACCAGATGGAATGAATACCATAGTCGGGCCGCGAGGTATTAGGTTATCTGGTGGGCAGAAGCAGCGGATTGCACTGGCCAGACTGTTTTTAACCAATCCAGACATTATTATTTTGGACGAAGCAACATCCGCCCTTGATAGTGAAACCGAAACAATCATTCAAGAATCCCTGAATGCGTTCAAGAATAAAACAATGATCGTTGTTGCTCATCGATTGTCAACAATCAAGGATTCTGATAAGATTCTTGTGATTGATAATCACAAGATAGTGGAAGAGGGTACACATCAGGAATTAATTAACAAGCATGGTGTGTACTTTAATATGCTGAAATAGAATGGTGGGATAGGTTATTTCTATCCCACCAAATTTTCTATGCTCTGTTTGATTATTTTTTATAAAAAAAGAAAGGAAGGATGACATACCTATTTTCTATTCTTCTCTCACTAGACTCCCAATTAAACTTGCAATTGAACCGAGTGCTTTAATAAAATCTCCACTATCAATTGTAGAATCTTGTGGCTTTGATACTCCTGGTACAGTTTGCTGTTTTTTATTAGTTGGGACATCAGTCATTGTGGAATATTCACGGTCACCCACTATATTTACAATTGAAATATTTGGTGACACATCAATGACCGGGGATATTTCAATACTGAAATTATCATCTAGTATTTCGTCCATTTGGTTTCTTACATATTTTCTTGGTTTGTATTTTCGGTTTGTCTCGTTCATAATGACACAATCTCCTTTCCTCTTATAAAGTTTATAAAACAACGTTCACATTGCGGGGTGGAGACTTGTCATCACTTACAAAGTTCAACAAGTCATCCTCCCGTACTTTGTAATTGATGTTTTATCGCAAATTTATAATATATACGTATTTCCAATATTTAGAAATTATTAATTTCAATAATGCGGAAATACTGTTTAAGAATGCTTTCGAATGCTTTATAATTTTTATTATTATGCGTTGCATCCGGTATTACAAATTCAATACAATCAAATCTAGTTCGATAATTCTTGTTTAATGATGATGCAAATGATTCTGCTACTAAATATGGATTATTTCGAAAAACCCCACATCCAAATGCACCTAATATGAGATGGTCAACGTTGTTTCTAGCAGCTACTTCTAATATTGCATTACAACGTTTCTGTAATGCAACTTTATAGTCCGTTATAGAAATTTTACGACTCTGAATATGATTAATTGCAGCACGATAATTTGGACAAGCTGCGGTAATCACGTCAAGTTTATAATACATAGATCCATCATCAACAGTTTGATTGATGAATGGTACATTTGGAGAATATAAGACTCGGTCCCATATAATCCATAATTGAGATTTGAACGATTGACTTTATAGAACTGCTTATCTTGGGAATATAGTATTCTGTATAATGGAGACTGATGACATAGGGATTCCTCCTGTGCAATCATTCCAAATTTATATCCCCCACCTGGGTGCTTATACGATGCAAAATTTAATATTGCAACTTTTACATTAGGGTATTGAATTGCCTTTATTCCGGTGGCTATAGTCGATTATTTGATAATACAATTGTACCAGTTTTTAATTCATCTGACATAGTGTTATTAATACCAGACGTTTCAAAATCATAAACACAAGTATTTTTGATAGAGTAAAGAATATCATTTTGATAAATGGGATTATCCCAAAAAGCTTCATTCCTTTCGACATGTTTTAATTGTTCTTTTCGTGAAAATATTGTTGACATAATGTAATACCCCCTGTTTAATTTGAGTAATGATATATGATTAAAAAAGAAGTGGAGATGGGATATCCCATCTCCACTGTTTATTATAAGACTCATTGTTGATATTTCTTTCATTTATATATTGTATAAAAAATACATATGAAAGGAGATATTGCTATGAGTATAATTTCGAATCCGTTCTCAGTTGCATTAGTTCAACCGAGAACACAAAATGTTGATTCGGTAACTAAAAAGTTACTAGAAATCAAATCTCACATGAGTGAGTCTGATTGGCGTCGCTTTATCAGCGAACATCGGCATGAAATTGCTGTCAAGACCGGTAAAGTCTTTATGTAGACACCGGATACCATATAGGGGTGGAGATTTATCCACCCCATTATTTTTTTGTGTATTTCTTTTTTATTATAATTTGTATTTCTCTATATTTCAAATATATATAATCAATGTAATAATAGGTTACGTCATACCCTAAACCAAAAGGCGGTGGACCCACTATCAGAGTGG